ACCCTCAACCCTCAACTCTCAGGGAAGGTTGAGGGTCGATGGTTGAGAGTGGAGAGTCGGAAAAGACTCAACCCTCGACCCTCGACCCTCGACCCTCAACCCTCAACTCTCAGGGAAGGTTGAGGGTCGATGGTTGAGAGTGGAGAGTCGGAAAAGACTCGACCCTCGACCCTCGACCCTCAACCCTCAACCCTCAACTCTCAGGGAAGGTTGAGGGTCGATGGTTGAGAGTGGAGAGTCGGAAAAGACTCAACCCTCGACCCTCGACCCTCGACCCTCAACTCCCTCCCCGGACCCTCCCATGAACCCCACCGCCTCCACCCCCGGCTCCCGCGACGCGCTCCTGAAGTCCCGTCCGCGGCGGATTGAGCCGGTGACCATCCCCGACGATTTTCCCGATGCCGAAGTGGCGGGGCGGACCTATTTCGTGCGGGCGCTCACCGTCGGGGAAAAGGGGCGGTTTGATCAGCAGTTCCTGCGGCGGGTCAAAGGGGACTGGAAGAGCGATCCCGAGAAGACGCGGCAGATGCGGCAGCGGCTGTTGATCGCCACGGTGGTCGACGCCGACGGCACGCTGCTGTTGACCGAGCGCGACCTCCCCGCGCTGACGGAGCTGGATGGCGGCTTGGCGGAAATGCTGGTGGATGCGGCGATGAAGCTGAACAAGGTCAACGCCGCGGACTACGAAAAAAACTCCGACGAGACCACCGCCGCCGGCTGATGCTCCGGTTCGCCCTGGCGTGTGGTCGGCTCGACGTCGACGAGTTCATCGGGAACCTGTCCCAGGAGCAATGGGCCGAGTGGGTGGCGTTCGACCACCTGGAGCCTGTGGGCGAGAAGCGCGGCGATTTGCGCAACGCCATGCTGGTCGCCCACATCCTCCGCATGCTGGCGGCCATGGCGGGGGGCGAACCCGACGCGATCGAAGAGCGCCATTTCCTGCCGTACCTGCACGAGCTGCACGAAGTCGACCGCAGCGGCGAACCCGCCCAGGACCCGCGGCTGACCCGGCTGGCCCTGAAAATGCTCTGCGCCCGCGCGGCAGCGCAACATTGAGGGGTTGAGGGTCGATCGTTGAGGGTTGATGGTTCGGACTCTGAACCCTCAACCATCAACTTTCCTCAACCCTGGACTCCCCCATGGCCAACGCCGGCAGCCTGGTCGTCAACATCCTGGGCAACTCGCTCGGCCTGCAGAACACGTTTCAGCAGGCGCAGGGTCTAACGTCGGGCTTCGTGGGCCGCATGCGCGGCCTGCTGGGGGGCCTGGCGGTCGCCGCCGGCATCGGCTTCAGCTTTCAGTCATCGATCGAGGGGGCGCGGGAGGCGGCCCAGGCGCAGAACAAACTGCAGGCCGTGTTGACGGCCACCGGAGGCGCGGCCGGGCTGTCGGCCCAGCAGATCGCCGCGTACGCCGGCGACCTGCAGCAGGTCACGAATTACGGCGACGATGCGACCATCGCCGCGGCGGCCGTGCTGGCCACGTTCAAGCAGATCAAAGGGGACGTCTTCAAAGACGCCCTGGCGTCGGCGCAGGATCTGAGCTCCGTGATGGGGACCGACCTGCAGTCCAGCGTCGTCCAGGTCGGCAAGGCGCTCAACGATCCCGTCAAGGGAATCACGGCGCTGAGCCGCGTGGGGGTCTCATTCACGGAACAGCAGAAAGAGCAGATCAAGACGCTGCAGCAGTCGGGCGATCTGCTGGGAGCGCAGGGCCTCATTCTCGGCGAACTGCAAAGTGAGTTCGGCGGCGCGGCGGCCGCGATGGCGGATCCCTGGGTGCAGATGCAAAACATCGTGGGCGACGTGGGGGAGACCTTCGGGGCCCTGCTCCTGCCGGCCGTCAATGAAATTTCCAAAGCGCTGATCGAACTGCTGACGCCCATTGTCGCCAACGGCGAAGCCTTTGCGGCGATCGGCGCGCAGATCGGCCAGGTTGTGGCTTTTATGGTCGCGCTGCCCGGGCCGCTGAAAGCCGTGGCGATCGGCTTCGCCATCATGGTGGCCGCCTCGATCGCCTTCGCGGCGGCGCAGCGTGTCGCCGCGGCCACGGCCATTTTCTTGCAGGCGGTCTTGAATCCGGCGAATCTCGTCAAAATCGGCATCGGCCTGGCGCTGGCGACCGCGACTGTCTATGCGATGGATCAGCAACTGCAGTCCGCCGGGGCGTCGGCAGGCGAGGCCACCGAAGAAGTCGCCGCGCTGCAGGCGCAGACGGCGGGTCTGGGGGCGGCCGCAGCCGGCGGAGCCGAAGAGGCGCGCAGCGCGCTGGAGACCCTGGTCGCCTCGCTGCAAACCTGGCGCAGCGTGGACGACCCCATGCGGGCGAAGATCGAGCTGCCCAAGATCGACCGCAATCAGCAGTTGTTTCCCGAGGTCTCAGCGACGACGGAGAGAGTCCGCGAACTGCAGGCGGCCCTGGTCGAGGTCAGCCAGACGAGGGACATGCTCGGCGACGCCGGAGCCGACAATTTTAAGGGTCAAATTGAGGCGGAGATCGGACGTCAGACCGGGATCACCAAGGCGATTGAGCAAACCCGCCAGGCACTGGCGATCGAACAGCGACCGGCCGCAGAACGCGAATTCAAGCTGCAGGAGTTCCGGGACAAGGGGGCGACCGACCCGCAGCTCAAGGAATACGACCGTTTGCTCGTGCAACTGGAGCAGGCGAAAAATCTGGCCGACGCCAATCGTGAAGCCATGCAGAAATGGGGCGAGGGGGTCTCGGGCATCCAGAAGCTGCAGGACGAGATCGATCTGCTCAGCGGCGCGGCGACGAAGACCGAGATCACGATGCGCGAACTCGCGCGGCAGGGCTTCGCGCCGGAGCAGCAGCAGCAGCTCGGCAACCTGACCGCCGAGCGCGACCGGCTGAAAGAACTAGAAAAAATGAAGGAGCGCGCGAACCAGATCGTGGAACAGTCGCGCACGCCTGATCAAAAGCTCGCGGACGAAATCCAGGAACTGCAGGACCTGCGTGACAAAGGGCTGCTCACGCAAGAACAGTTTGTCACAGCGGAAACCAGCCTCAAAGGCAGCGGCAATGCCACTGAAACCAGCGCTCTCGAAGGAGGCGGCACTGGTGACTCAGCCGACGAGCAGCGCCGCGGAGTCGGCGTCGCCCTGGCGGGAACCCAGGAGGCGATCTCCTCGGTGCTCCGCGCCGCCAGCGGCGGCCGCAGCCCCAACGCCAGGCTCGAACAGAAGGCCGACGTGCAGATCGTCGCCGCGCAGAAGACCAACGACATCCTGTCTGAGATTTCCCGCAACGGCGGACTCGGCAGCACGGATCTGACCTAGGGTTGAGAGTTGATGGTTGAGAGTTGAGAGCCAGACAACTCCGAACCCTCAGCCCTCGACTCTCAACCCTCAACCCTCAACCCTTAACTCTCAACCCTCCCCATGTCCACCGTCATCGCCCTCCGCAAACGCAAGACGCGCGCCCAGGTCGACACCACCGGCCGGGCGGTGCGGACCCACACGCGCCGGTTCCGGGTGAAATCCGATGTGCAGCTCGACACGTATGAAGTCCTGGACGAGCTGGGGATTGCCGCCTACGATCCGCATGACTTCGACGCCGGGTCGTTTGTGCGGGCGGTCGACATCGAGGAGGAGGAGACCCGCAGGGTTCCGAACGGCGACGCTTCGACGGCCTTCACGTACGTGGCCACCGTCGAGTACTCCTCCGAGATGCCGGCGCCGAAGGACGACAATCCCCTCAACGAGCCGCCGGAGGCGGAGTGGAGCGGGGTGGAGTCGACCGAGGCGACGTACACGGACCGTGACGGCCAGGCGGTGCTCAACACCGCGGGGGATTATTTCTTTGATCCCACCCTGGAAACCACGCTGGTGAATCCGGTGCTCACGATCAGCCGCAACGAGGTGGATTTCAGCGCGCCCTTCGTCTTCGACTTCGCGGGGAAAATCAACAGCGCCGACTTTTATGGGGCCGCCGCGAAGCACCTGCGGATGAAGACGCCGCGCGCCAAACGGAAATGGCACGACGGCCAGCCCTATTGGAACGTCACTTATGAGTTCGAATACAAGCGCGGCGGCTGGCAGCCGAAGGTGCTCAATCAGGGCCTCCGCGAAAAGGTGGCGCTCGGACCCGGCATCACCAAACGTCCCATCCGGGACGAGACCACCCGGCAGCCGGTCCGCGACCCGGTGCCCCTGGACGAGGACGGCGCAGCGATTCCCTCCGAGGATCTCCCCGGAGCCGCGTACTTTTTGGAGCCCGACATTTTATTGGAGAAAGACTTCAACGATTTGGGACTGTAGGAGGGTTGAGAGTTGATGGTTGAGAGTTGAGAGTTGAGAGCCAGACAAATCCGAACCATCGACCCTCAACCATCAACCCTCAACTCTGAACCATCCACAGGAGGGTTGATGGTCGAAGGTTGAGGGTTCAGAGCCAGAAAACTCCACCCTCCGCCCTTAGCTCTCGACCCTGAACTCTCAACTCTTAACCTTCAACCCTCGACAGGAAAGTTGAGAGTTGAGGGTTGAGGGTTGAGAGCCAGACAACTCCGAACCATCGACCCTCAACCATCAACCCTCAACTCTGAACCATCCACAGGAGGGTTGATGGTCGAAGGTTGAGGGTTCAGAGCCAGAAAACTCCACCCTCCGCCCTTAGCTCTCGACCCTGAACTCTCAACTCTTAACCTTCAACCCTCGACAGGAAAGTTGAGAGTTGAGGGTTGAGGGTTGAGAGCCAGACAAATCCGAACCCTCAACCTTCGACCATCAACACTCAACTCTGAACCATTAACCCTCAACCATCGACCCTCCCCATGCCGACCGACTTCACCGACTGCGACTTCGCCGACTGCGTGCTGGAACGCAGCAACACGACCGGCACGGTCAGCATGGTGCTGTCGGGGACGCGCGTCGGTTGTGTGACGTTCCTGGACGGGCTGGGAGCCGACGCGGTCACGGTCTACAAGATCGAGCATGAGACGGCCAACGAATGGGAAATCGGCAAGGGGACGGTCACCGCGGGGGGACTCCTGACCCGCGACACGGTGATCATCGGCACGAACGGGACATCGAAGGTCGACTTCTCGGCGGGCCTGAAATACTGCCGCTGCGTCCTGCCCGCAGAACTGATCGAGCAGCTCGCGGCCGCGGCGGGCATCCTGGCGAACGTGATTCTCAAGAATGGCAGCGTCGCCTTCACCGGCGACCAATCCCTCGGCGGGAATCAGCTCACCAATGTCGGTGATCCAGCAAGCGCTCAGGACGCCGCAACAAAGGCCTACGTCGACGCGGCGATCGACGGGCTGCCCACCGACGCGACGGATCTGACGTATGCGCCATCGACGCTGGCCGATTGGAATGGCGCAGCGGATCCGGGCGACGTCGACGACGCGCTCGACCAGTTGGCGGAGCGCACGAAAGACCTCGAAGCCGACGGCACGAACGGCACCGGGACTGACCAGGCTCTGATCCGCCGCAACGGCACCGGCGGAGACCTGGAAGATTGCCCCGACTGGACGTGTTCTGACGCGGGGAAGGTCAAGGCCAAGTGTCGCTACATCCCGCGGGCGGCCGTCGTCAATGGCGCCACGCCCAACTTGGACTGCAACCTGACCGACAACCAGCGGATCCTGCTCACAGCCAACGCCGTCCCCTCGGTCAGCAACGCGACCATCGACCAGTTTCTCTACGTGCGCGTTCGTCAGGACGGCACCGGCGGCCGCACGCTCGACTGGTCGAGCGTCAACGTGCAGTGGGTCGGCGACGAGGACCACGTCATGACCTCGACCGCCAACCGCGAAGACGCCGTGATGCTCCACTGCGTCGCGATCGACGGCTACGGCAACCCGGCGTTTCTCGGCTATGTGATCGGTCAGGACACGCCCATTGTCGATAGCTGGAGCTAGCTGTTGGCTGATCGAAGCCTCTCAACGGAAAGGGGATGATTGAAATGGCATTCATCAACGATCGCGTCTTTGACAACGGACTCACGATTCTCGACACCGAAGCCAATCGGCTCGATATCTGTTCGACCGAGCCGGCGACTTACGCTGCCGCAACATCCACCAACAGCTTGGGGAACAAAACGGGTCTCAGCGTTGGTGCGCCCGCTGATCGTTCTCCCACCGGGAGGAAGGTCACGGTGGCGGCCATCACGGATGGCGGCGTGACAGGCACGGGCACGGCGACCCATTGGGCTGTCACCGACACCGCCAATTCGCGGCTGCTGGCGACAGGAGCCTTAGCGGCTTCTCAAGCCGTCACGAACGGCAACACGTTCACGTTGGCTGCCTTCGACATCGGCATTCCGGACGCAGCCTAATGGCCACCACTGGTGAGTTATTCCCAACCGTCTCCGACCAACCGATTCGTGGCGGGGAGGTATGGAGCGTACCGGCGAACATCGAAGCCAACGACGGCAACGATAACACTTGCGATGCGCCAAACGGTGCCGGCTCCAACTATTGCCGGGGGAAAACATTCGGTTTCGATATCCCTTCCGTGGGGGTCATCAGCGGAATCACCGTGCGCGCCGAAGTCAGCGAGCATTCGTTATCGACGGTCGACCTGAAGGCAGTACTCCAGGAGGAGACCGGGGCCATTGTCGGGGACACGAAACAGGTCACGATTTCCGGGACAACCAAGGCAGTTTATACCTTCGGCGGATCGGCCGATCTGTGGGGGGAAACCTGGACTCCGGCAATTATCAATGACGCGGATTTCGGCGTTCGCCTGTGGTTCGTGGCCGAACACGAGGTCCGTGTCGACTACGTCACAATCGAAGTCACGTATACCGCGACTTTCGCGCTCACCGCCACGGGGATCGCGACGGGATCGCCATCAGTCGGTGCGCCAGCACTCGGTCAAACACACGCGCTCACCGCCACGGGGATCGCGACGGGTGCTCCATCAGTGGGTGCTCCAGGAACCATTCCCCACGCGCTCACCGCCACGGGGATCGCGACGGGGGCACCATCAGTCGGCGCGCCCGTGATCACGCAAACGCATGTCTTGACCGCGACCGGCGTCTCAACAGGGACGCCGGTCGCGGACACACCTTCGATTACATCGAGCGGCCCCGGCGGTCAGCGCGCCCGCAACGCTGCCGCGCTCGTGCAATTCTTGGGAGTCTGAACGTGCAGTGCGAATTGGAGTCGCTGGGCAGCCTAGTGCAATGCCGCGTCTGCGGTGGCCAATTCAATCCTGCGCGGGTGGACCTGGCCACGCTGCCGGACTGCTCCGGCGCTCCATCCTCGCTGTCATCCGCGGACCGCGGTGTCGCTGCGCGGCCGCAGGCGGGAAATCAATGCGCGATCATCATCGCCGGTCGCAACAATGCGCAGTATCTTGCTGAAGCCATCGAGTCGGCTTTGGCGCAGTCCGTGTCGTGCGACGTGATCTATTCGGACGACGCCTCGTCGGATGACAGCCTGGCGATCGCCCGCCGGTACCTGCACCGCGGCCTGATCCTGGTCAGTTCGGGCACGCAAGCCGGACCGTGTGCCGCACGCAACCGCGGAGCCGACGCCACCGGCGCGCCCCTGTTGTGCTGGCTCGACGCGGACGACCGACTGCCGCCGAACTATCTGGCGCAGCATCTGGCAGCCTGGTCACTGGGAGTCCCTTTCGTCTACGGTCCGGCCCAGGCCTTCGGCGATTGTGCCGTGCTGTGGCCGGTGCCACCGTGGGAGCGCTACGACCGCTGGATGTGCAACACGGTCAACACGTCGGCACTGTACGATCGCCGGGCGTGGGAGGCCGCGGGCCGCTGGGATGGATCCTTGCCCACGATGTGGGACTGGGATCTGGCCCTCCGCGCGTCCCGCACCACCGAGGTGCTGCCGCGCCCGTCTGCAGCGACGATTGAGTATCGCCAGCATGCCGGGAGCTGGTCGCACACGATTCACGAGACGACACGCGACCCCAGCCAGTCGCTGGGGATCTGCTATCGGGAAACCATTCGTCGGAGACTGGCGTCCCTGACGGTGGTCTGCCTCCTGTCGGGTCGGCTGCCCGATCTGCTCAACGACTGGCTGGAGCGCATCGCCGGATCGGTCTACTTCGCGCAGCTCCGGCAGCCGGTCACGCTCATCGCGCTCTTGCACAATGAGGCGGCCTGCCTGCAGGAGCCGCTGCTGCAGGGACTCCAGCGCCATGCGAGGACCTTCGCCTCCTGGCGCGTGGAGCGCTGGCAGAATCGGCTGGTGTGGGACGATGAGCCGGGCCGCCGCGATGCCGTGGCGCAGTTCATGGCCACCAGTTGTCAGGCCCTCCGGGACCGCGCTACGGGAGATCTCCTGTGGTTCGTCGAGGATGACATCCTGGTGAAGCGCGATACGTGCGCCAAACTCTTCGCCGCGTCGACCGCAGGCGACTGCCCGCCGCACGCGGTGGGCGCTCCCTATCGCAATCGCCACGTCCCAACTCAATTCGTCGGCGGCCATCAGGTGAGCGGCCGCTGGGCAGAACTGCAGACGCTCCCGACCGCCGACGTCGTGCCGGTCGATTTCACGGGCACGGGGTGTTTGATGACCTGGGCCGATCGCCCGGCGATTCCCAAAGAATGGCGCTCCCATGAACAAGGCGTCGCGGCCCACGACTGGGCCTACTGCCTGGACATCCGCCGCAGCGGCGGCCAGGTGCAGATCCTCCCGAGTGCCCCCGTCGGACATGCCCGGACCGCAGCAGATGTCCTCTGGCCCTGAACCCTCAACCCTAGACCATCGACCCTCCCAAGCGCAACCCCGGCCCCTCAGTGAGGTGACCCATGCTCGGCTTCGGATCGATCAGCGAATTCGCGATCAACGAGTTCGGCCCGTTCTGGATCGACCTCGCCCCGAAGACCGCGCAGGTCATGTTGATCCCGTTGTATCGACTGGAGTTGACCGTGCCGACGACGCTGATCGGCCAGGTGCAGCTTGTGCCGCAAGGCACGCCGCGGTGAAGGTCGAGGGTTGATGGTCGAAGGTTGATGGCCAGACAACTCTTCACTCTCAACCCTCGACCCTCAACCCTCGACCCTCCCGATGCTGAGGGCTAAGGGCTAAGGGCCAGAAACAGGCCGGACCGCATCGTCTTGACTCTCAACTCTCAACCCTAGACCCTCGACCCTCCCCATGCCCAACTTCTACTTCGGCACCGACGCCGCCCTGCTGGTCGACCGCTTTCAGATGGCGCTGTCGGGATCGCTGATCAACGACGCGGCGTTCGTGTGTTCGATCGGCCGTGTGGCGCGCTCGGGACCGATCACCGCCCTCACTGCGGCGACGCCGAATGTGATCACCTCCGCGGCGCACGGTTTGGCGAACGGTGATGAGATCATCGTCACTCAAGTCCTCGGGGTGACGAACTGCAACGGAGTGCGCACCGTCGCCGGGGTCACGACCAACAGCTTTCAACTCGCCGACACGATCGGGACGGGAACCTTCCTCGCCGAGGGGGAACCCTATTGGTACTTGGCTGTTCCGGGGGCGACGGATCTTGACGTGGAGTACGTCGCCGGCAGCCGCGGCCGGTACATGGTGCTGTTGCCCGGCACGCTCCCGATCGCCAGCAAGCAGCGCTACGTCGCCGTGATCGACGCCGTCGGCATCAATTTCCACCGCGAGTTCACGTTCAACGGAACTGTGTGGCGATGAGCACGGGACTCTCACCGACGGGCATCGCCCGCGCGACCGAGACCGCCCGCCGCGTCCTCGGCAGCAGCCCCGGCCGCAGCGGCGTCAGTCGCCGGAATTACGGTGCGGAAGGGGAACGCTTCCAGGGGAAGCTCCTGGAGGATCTCGACGCCGGCAGCCTGGAAGCGCCGACCACGGCTCAGTTCCAGATCTGGATCCCGGATCCCGAATCGAGCGACGATCCCGTCCCCTTTATCGAATCGGAGGAAGACCCGGTCACGATCGTCAACCGCGACGAAAGCCTCGAAGGGACCGAGGGGGCCTTCTGTAAAGTCGAACTCATCAACGGCGAACTGTCGCCGTACTGGGTCGGCTGCCCCTAGGTGGCGCAACGCCGGTCGATGGTTGAGGGTTGAAGGTCGACGAAATGTCTCAACCATCAACTCTCAACCCTCAACCATCGACCCTCCCTATGCTCCTCTCTGCCGCGATCGCCGCGTTCCTGGCTGCTGTCGCTGTGAAGCGGAAGCCGGCGACCGTCCGCGCGTACCGGGGGCGGCTGACTGATTTCGACCGAAATCACGGCGCGCGTCCGGTGACAGAATTGACGGGTGACGAGGTCTGCGCGTGGCTAGCCAGCAATAAACTCAGAGCCGATGGCAGCGAAAAGGCACCCGACACGATCCGGCTGGCCATCACCAGCGTGGAACAACTGCAGGGCTGGCTGGTCATGGCCGGGCACTTGGCGGTTCCATGGATCCCGAAACAGCGCAAGCCCGGCGGCCGCAAACGCGAACTGCTGCCGACGGCGGACGAGACGAAACAGTTGCTGCAGCACGCGTCCGCCGACTTCGTCGCGATCTACCGCGCGCTGCGCCTGACCGGGGCACGGCCGGGCGAACTGGTGCGGGCGACAATTGCCGACGTCGATCGCCGGCAGGGGCTGATCGTCCTGCAGGAGCACAAGACGGCGGGCAAGACGGGCACGGCGCGGAAGATCGCCATCGGGCATCCCGCCCTGCAGGAGCTGCTCGCCGCGGCGATCGCCGGTCGGACATCGGGCGCGATCTTTCTGCGGGCGAATGGCCAGCCCTGGACGGTCGAGGTGTTGAGCGCGGCCTATCGGCGCGCGCGGAAGAAAGCCGGACTGCCGCAGGGTTTGGTTCTGTACCTCGCCCGGCATGAGCACGCGACACAGCTCTACAAATCGACCAAAGATCTCAAGGCGGTGGCCGACGCGCTGGGGCACACGAACATTCAGACCAGCCTGCGCTACACCCGCACCGACGCAGAAACGCTGCAGCAGAACCAGCAGCGGTTTGAGGAAGGACTCGAGTAATGGGCCGGCCGTGCGCTTGCTGCGGGCAGTGTGAATGCCAGGTGCCGTCGGGGTGCGGCCCTAAGCTGTACTTATGCCCGCCCGGCGCGGACGAAAGAACCAATTGCAAATGGTGCGGACCGCCGGCCTCGGCGCGTTACGCTTGTCCGCCGGGCAGCGCGCCCGGCTGCAAACCCGGCGGAGTGCCGACGACCTTGGATGGCGATGCGGCATGGGAATGGACGAGGAACTCGGTGCCGATTTCGGTCGACGCTGACAACGACCAGATTGCATTCGGCGGCCAAGTGACGCCCCTGGTTGGGGACGCTTATCAGTTCCTGCCCGGACTCGGCGGCCTCATGCCCGGTGGACTGACCAAGGGAGCGTACTACTTCGTTGTCGCGGTCACGGGCCGCAATGCGGCGGTTTCGGCGACCCGCGGCGGTGCGGCGATCGATTTGATTTCAGGTGGTCCGGTCCGCTCCAGTGCCATCCGCGCCGCCAGTGCGTCCGCCGAGGAATGCACGCTAGTCCTCAGCGGGGAGTCCGGCGCTGCTGTCGTCTCGGTGCCATTCCTGGGATTTGGCCATCGGAATGGCGTCCCGTTCGGCGTCACTTTTAACGGAGCGACGAATCGCGTGTCCCCTGCGTCAGGTGTTCCGGTCTGGCCCATCGCCGCCGGTCAAGTCTGGTTCTTTGTTGCTGACGACGATTTGCCGGAGGAAATCATCGCCGACGCTGCTTACGTGGCAATAAACGTCATCGGGACATCCTGCCAGCTGGCGCTTGCCGCGGGAGGCACACCAGTCACGTTTGGCGATGGCACCGCCAGCGCGAATCTCGGCTTTCAATGGCATAAAATCGAAGAGCGCGGCGGCGCGATTGTGAATGGAACGTTTGCAATTGATCCTGAGTTGCCGGCGCGGATGTGGGTCGGGTTCCGCGGAGGTCCGGGACTCCTGTTCGATTCACGCCAGGACAATCCTTGGGCCCGCTGTTCGATTGCGATCGACGGGTCCGTCGACAACGAGGTGTTTTGCGAGACGCAATGGGATCAATCCGCAGCCGCACTCACGGGGCCACATTATCGAGTCGGCCTCTCGGCCGCCGCGATTACTACGTTGGAGCAAGGGATCTTTGTAGATCTCTCCGGCACGTTCGGCAACTCCGGGGGACTCGTGACACAACGCGTGGCGTATGCGCTGCCCTATTCTGTCACGGGAGAGCACTACGCAGTTCTGGGTGCCGAGATCATTGACGGTGCGCGTCCGCGGGCTGCTGCCCTGAGTGGTGCCTGCGGCCCGCCTTACATCTTTGATTCTGTCTGTCGTCTCTTGCCGTTCGATCCTGTGCCCTACCCGTCCGGGAGCGGCATCCCCACCGTGGCGGCGCGGCGTGTGCCAGACGCAGTGCGCATCTCCGGCATCAGCCTGGAGCGGGGCACGCTCACTCCGGGATTCGGTCAGGATTTGGAGCCGCTGCCAATGCTGCCCATCAATGGTCTCGAAGTGGAGCTAGAACGCGTTCCGAGCAGCGAAGAGGATTGCGCCGGCGTCGATGGTCCGCGGACCGAGCGCAGTTTTGAGGCCTACGATACCGGCTGGATCGACACTGGCGTGGCGGGCACGTACGCCAGCAATTTCATCGTGTTCACCGGCACGTGGCAGGAACGGCTGAGCGTCGCGTTTCCTACAGGCGAAGACGGAGTGGGTGTGACGTATTTGCTCCGGCTGGGTCCCGGCGCGCTGCCGTTTCAAGAGGCGCAGACACCTTTTAGCAATTTGGCTTTGTTCCGATGTGATCCCGATGCGCCGATAGATGTCACTGAGATCGGAGTCTGCGGCACACCCACGGAGTTTCTGTTTGCCAGATTGTCGGGTTCCAACAACGGGGCCGGGGCGTTCATGCTCCAAGAACCGGATGCGATTACCGTGGAAGAGGCATAGCGTGGACCGGGTCACATTCCGAATGAGCTTGGCGGCGGACCGGGAAGCCACTCGCCGCGCACGAATGGCACTCAGGGGCCCCCGCATGGCGGCCTCGACACTGGCCCGACCGACGTCGCTCCACTGCCGACATCGCAGCGCCGCCATGCGGACGGTGTCGACGACCGGCTGCAGCAGTTGCGGCGGTGTCGCGGACCTGCATCACTGCGCACTGCACGACGTCGACGTCACGCTGCACCGCGTCCGCGACGCCCGAGGGCGCACCTGGCGGAGTTGCGTCGCCTGCCTCGCGGCGGGGGAGCACCAACCGGCCTGAGTGGGCTGCACATTCTGAAACTGCCGGGCCTCAGCCTGCGGCGCAACAACGCGACCCCCTCCAGGAGGCGCGATGGGCGGGCGAGGATCATCCGGCAAGGGACGCACATGGGCCTCGGTCTCGTCCGCCTGGTCGGCGCGGCTCAGCGCCGACGAACGGACCGCCGTGAACGACTACACGGGCGTGGAATACAGCACGATCAACCCCGCCCTGCGGTCCGGTCAGGTGCCGGCGGACCTACAAACTCAGGTCGATCTCATCGACGCAGCGATCGCCAAGGCCGAGCCGCTCCGCGAGGGGCTGACCCTGTATCGGACGCTGGACCAGGCTGGAGCGTCCCAGACCAGCGGACTGCTGGAGTTGTATCAACAGTCGGGATCCGTGATTGGGGCGACGTACAAAGACGCCGCGTTCCTGAGCACCACGAGCGATCGAAAGGTGGCTGAAAAAGACTTCGAAGGCCAGGTGCAACTGCAGATCAAAGTTCCGGCGGGAGTCAAAGGGGCAGCGGTGAAATCGGTGGCCGTCACGAAAAAAGAGCAGGAGGTCTTGCTCGGCCGCAACACAACCCTGAAGATCGTAGGAGAGCGGTACAACCGGAAGACCGGTCGACTGACCCTCAAAGCGGAGATCGTCCCATGACCAAGAAGCTGACCCCGGCCGAGGCCAAGCAGCACTTCAACCAGCGCGTCGGTGGCGAGTCGGGAGGCGGTCAGATGAATCAGCTCACTCCCCCTCCCGCCAAGGGCAAGGGAAAGGCCGATGGCGGTGCGGCACGCAGCGGGAAATCGCCCGACGCTCCCCAGTCAAAATGAGTGGGGCCTGGCCGATCTCCTGCCGCAGTCGATCACGCTCCCCGAGCGCACCGCGCTCACGCGCAGCCAGTCGGGTCCCGGCGCGTTCGTGCTGTATCGCACCCTGGCTCCGCTGCCGGGATCGACCCTCGGTTTTTGGACCGACGACTATCGCTTTGAAGCGCTCTGGTCGCGGCCGCACGAGTCGCTGCGCAGGCTGCTCGTTCATGAACCCGCGCAACTGGTGCAGCCCGACTTCTCGACGTACGACGACCAGCCCCGGGCGGTCGCGCTGTGGAATCTCTATCGCTCAAGGTGGCTCGCGCGCTGGTGGCAGGACGCGGGGCTGACCGTGATCCCGTCCCTGGTGTGGAGTGCGCAGACGGTCGAGCTGGTCAGCCTCGGCATTCCGCGGGGGAGCGTGGTCGCGTGCGAAGCCCGGCCGCGGTTCAAGGATCGCGCGACATTCCTGGCGGGTCTGTCGCGCGCGGTCGCGGAGATCGAACCCCCGGTTGTCTGGCTGTATGGTCTCGCCGAGGACTGGCGCCCGCTCCTGCCGCCGGGCCCGCGGTATCACACGCTCCCGGCCTGGTCGCCGCGTCTAAGGATCGCGTGCGCGACAGCCGCTGGTAGAGCACAGGACTGA